TTTAGTTGAGTTCCTTTGCTACTGTGTCTGTTATTATTGTTTCCATCTTACGAAGATTATCTTCGAATGCTGGGCGTAGATATGGTCTTGGAGGAATGAAAACCTTCTTGACCTGTACCCATCTGTTTCCGATTTTAAACTTTAGATACGGAGCGTTTTTTGCTCTAATAATACCTCCGTATTCATGTATCGCTGCGTAGATCACATCTGAAGATAATTCCCCAATGATATTTTTGCTCATCTCTTTAACTCTAGATTTGATTGAACGCCTTAGATGGCCACTACGAGACTTCAGATGTCCTGATTTACCGAATGATTTCTTTGCTTGTGCTTCTGCAAAGTAAGTTGCTTTTCTAACACCTTTAACCAAAGCTTCTCTAAAATCTCTGGGGTAGTCATCCAGCATTCGTATACTTTTGGGGTCAGTCTTTATTATGATCTCAAACATTAGTAGACTCCTACGACTCTATACTTGTTCAAGACCTCCTTGGTAGATTTCAGGAGCCCTTTCTCTACAAAGGCAACTGATCCATCTTCTAGACTGATGCTTGATATATCTAAATCCCTTCGTCTGTTAAACTCTCTAACAACCTCACGAGTACAGGCAAGCTTGATATCGTTTGGGATAGAAGCATATCCTGCCGTGTAAATCAATTTGATATTCTGAAGTCCAGAAGCAAATCCAGATTTAAAGACAATGTATCTGTTATTAACAATTCTATAATCCGCTGAATCAAGAAGAGACTCTATACTAAATTCCCACTCTGAATCTAAGTGAATAGAAGAAACTGAAATAATAGGAAATCTATATGGGAATAAGTCTACATCACCTCTTCCGTCATAGAACTCTGTATATTGGCGGGACTTGATTTGTGGAACTCCGCAGTAGGTATGGAACTCTTGTGTCTTCGCATTGATTATGTCTTCCACAAGACTATCATTGTCAGATATAGATATATATTCTTCTGCGTAATGTTCAAGATCTTGTCTTGTAACTAATGCGTTAGATACTATTGCCATTGTTTCTCCTCAAAGGGGATGGTCCGAAGACCACCCCCATAACTATATTTTAAGATTAGTAAATCAATTTGACCATAGATTTACCATATCCCACTTTACCATCCCATCTTGTTCCCAGAGTAATTCTGGTTTGTTCAGAGATGTCAAGTGAATACGGGTTAAAGAAGAAACTTCCTACACCCTTACGCATTCCGATGATATATGCTTGCTTCATGTTTCCACAAAGACCAACAGTCAGACCATCTGTTAAAGTGTATGGTAGATCTTCGGCGAGAACTACAGGAATATCCCACAGTTTCTTACCCATATTTGTTAGAGTTGGAGGAAAGATTGCATTTCCGGCAGTATCTGTTTGTGCTAGAACTGTTCCGAAATGAACCAATCTATGGAAGAAATACTTTGCTCCAGCAGACATTCTTGAATCCAACTTTGAGAACGCGTCCAGTAAATGAACGATGTCCAGTGTACCAGTTGAATCTAGAATATTCGCATCGTCTACTAATGGATCAAAGATTCCTGATCCACCTGTAGTAAATACTTCAGAGTCAATCTTACGTGATACAGCAGCAGCGAACTTAGGCATCAAGAAAGAAACGATATCGAATGTAGAATCGTCCATCAATTGATTTGTAAGAACTGCGTAAGCACCAAGTCTAGTAGCTGTCAGCTCTACTTCTGTAAACATATTAGCAGGAACACCGTCAGCAAAATCAGCTGTCTCTGACTTCTCAAGAACAGTAATGCTCTTGTCATTATCTACAGGGTAGTGGAGAACATCACTATTCATAGGCACAACTTCAGCTTCAGCTAACATAACACCTGTCAGCTCGCCTAATGTACGGATGATATTCATGAACTCGTCGAATACAAGGTATCCACCACTTCCAGGAGTGCCTTCTACTAATGTAGTATTGATTTTATACTCGCGTTGACCTTTCAGTCCAGCTGTACAAGCATCAATCAACATCTTGGCGATTCCTTGTTTGGATTCGTCATTTACAAGTCTCCAAGCATCGTTTTGAATCTGGCGACCTTGATTTACAAGACTGATTCCGTTGTGAATCATATTTACTTGTCTGCCAGGAGCACCAAGAGTTACATTGGTAGCTGGCAATTCTTTGATAGCTGTAATGTCGTTTGATACAGCAGCGACATCTTCTTTCAGCTTGGTAAGTTCTTCTGTTTGTTTGGCAACTTCGTCTTTGATTGCTTCCATTCCACCGTTAACAGTCTCAACGATCATGCCTTTTAGTTTTTCTACATTATCCATTGTTTAAATTCCTTTGGATTATTTATTTGCAAGAAACCCATCTAGATAGGAATCGAAATCATCGTCGGAGTCATTGTCGTTGTCTTCGTCAGACTCAATGCTCTCAATGATTTTCCCTGCCACTTTGTCAGGATCTTTGCCATCTTTCTGCTCTTGAATTATAGCATCAAATGCAGCGTAAAAGCTTTCATACGGGTCATCCGATTCAGATATACTTTCTTCCTGTACATCCGGATCGAGGTAGTCCGTGTTTATAGTTTGTTCGGGAATATTGTCTGTCTCTTGTGTATCTTTCTCAACAGCTTTATCATCTGCGATTGGGTCTTCTACTTTTAGACTTGCTTCTACTTTTGTAATCAAGTCTTCGTCAATGATACCAAGCTCCAAAGCATTGATAACATATTCAGCTGTTCTCAGTGCTCCTGGATTCGCAGGTAGAGTCGCCAGTGAAATTTCCAGTAGCTCTTGGCCGTTGAATGTAATCTTAGGATCTTTCTCATCCTTACCAAATTCAGCTTTCTCATAGTCAACAAGATATCCGGGACTAACAGAGTTCAGGAAATCATTGTCATATAGAGCGTGAGCCAGATCTGCTTCTGGAGAGATACCTTCTGGAACAAATTCAACATTTGCCATTAACTGCTTGTCTTTCTTGTTTACCCATACTCTTGTTGCTTTACCTGCAACGTGCGCGATTCCAGAATCATGGTTGATCAATACCACGGGGTTCTTTTTGAAATTCTTAAGATCCCATCCAGATACCATAACTTTATGACCGTATCTATTAACTGTTTCGTCAGACACAACAAATGTCATCTTTCTTTTCTGTGAATCTCTATCTGTTACGGCATCTGTTCTCAATACGTTAAATTTTGTTTGATTTTCCATTATAATTTACTCTCCTATAACTGGACTAATAGCGCACCTACAATTAGGCTCGCCTGGATATTGTAATCCGTGATGAAACGGATCGTCTACAGGTATAACACCTTGTTCAGCAGCTTGTCTACAATTCTCTCTAACTTTATCATCCCCAGCTGTAATCCATTCTTTACCTGAAACACCATTCGCGATATACTCTGCATTTGTAGCTGCGTTGATTATGTTAGTTGTTTCTGTTCTTGCGATTACTTTTGATCTTGGAGTTGTAAAGTTATAGACAGACTTGATACTCGCTGCGATATCATCTACTGTATCACCAGCATTGACACCTTTAAATACTTGTTTCTTGATTCTTAAAAATGTACTATCGTTAATTCCTGTAATTAGATTCAGTCTTTCATTGATTATCTTTTGATTTAAAATAACATCTCTGTCAATTGACAACAGTCTCAAAGCATACTCTTGCCCCTTTTCTGTTGTTTCTGCATATAGAGGATTCAGCTTGTTTCTAAGTCTTTCATCCTCTTTTACAAACATATTCTGCAATTTTTCTATAAAAACATAGAAAGCTGCCTTGGATACAGCGTCTTTTGTAAATGAGTCTGTACCTGCGTTAACTAATTTGTTGAGCTCTTTCAGTATCTTTGAACGCTGTAATCTAAAGTAATTCTCCATACTCTTCTTAACTTTTCTTTCTTGCCCACTCTGAATGTTTAAAAACTTTCTTCTTACAGATGATCCACGCATCTTGTTTTCTATCTTACTTGTTTTAACACCATTTTCTTCTTTAGGAGCTGGTTCCTCACCTTCTTCCCCAACCTCTTCTAGATTGAATGGTTTGTAATTCTTGTCTGTAACATTATCAACCTCAGGTAGATTCCAGTGATAGTGTTCGTTTAGATCATTAGCTGACCATCCCATTTCCCAAAGCTTACGACCAGTATCTACTTCAACTCCCATATCTGTTTTCAATGCGTCAATGGTAGATAGATCAAACTTTGCTTCGATGGACGGATCAAGTCTCAATAGAATCTTATTGTTAATTGTAGCTTGGAATCTCAATAGTAATGATGCTGCATATTCCCAAAAGTTACGGGACTGTTCTTCCGCGTGGGCTCTGTTCACTCCGTCTGTGTACCCCGCATATGACAGAGGTACGTTTAAAACAGCAAGCACAGTGTCCCGTACCCATCGTTTCATTTCTTGTAACTGTTGTTTGTCCTGGGTAATTCCAAGTGTTTTAACATCTAGACCACCAGATAGTCCCATAGTCTTGTATCTTTTATTAACACCTTCGTGTCGGGAATCAATCTTACGAACATATGTTTCCATATCTTCTGGAGTGATTGGTGAATCAACAGGAGCAGTTACAATTGTTCCTGGGATTGCAAAGTTATCGTAGAAACGGATTAACTCTTTAGTTGATTTAACATCTACCCCGATTTCATTTGCGATGGCATCTATTGCGCGAAGACCTCTCCACATATTATACGGATTCGCATTACGGGTTTGAATCATTCTCTTCTTTGGAATATATTGTTTTATCTCATTAGTCTTGTAGACACCAGCGTAATTCCAACCTTTTAGATTATAGTATTCATCTAAGTCTTCCATAATCGCCAGAGGATCAACGATATCAATTCTATCCGGCATACCTGTACCAATCTCTGAACCAACAGAATCAACCCAGACCCAAAAACTTTCTCCATATAACGCATAGAACATGAGTGATCTAGATAGGAATCCAAAGAATGTTTCATCGTCATTAGGATTCTGCATGAATTTAACAGCTTCATTCTCGTCGGCGTACACCTCATCCCCTGTACGGATGTCATAGTATTTGATAGGAACTTTGGGAATACGATCTGCGATTACCTGAATACATTTAAAAACAAGATAGGAGTTCTTAGCAGGTTGGGAGATAGTTTGATTTTGATTGTAGTAACTGTTCAATTCAAAGATCTGATCAAGACTTATTACAGCATTCTTCGCGTATGTTTTGAATGGAATAGTTTCTTGTTCTCTTTCAATTATGAGATCGTTTCCGTGTCTGTCAACTAATTGTGTCATATTTTATTTCTCCTACCCTACAACGATGAATGGAGCAGGCTTGCGCAGCCTCTCTACAGCGTATCTAAGGGCGTCGATGAAGTGATTATTTTTGTCTTCCAAAATAGGTAGGACATCTCCAGTCAATTTGTCCACCTTGAAACTATATGTTGAGAACTCGTGGATCACATCTTTCAGTGACTCGTGTATTACAATAGAATAGTTCTTTAGAAATTCAATTCCTTCTATAACAGAATCCGGACCTTTCTTGGCACTTTGGATTCTGAACTGTCTTCTTCTTAAATGTGATATTAGTTCTGGTCTTGCTGAATCAGCGGTAGTCAACCAACGCTTACATCCGGGTATAACTTTCTCAAGGAACTTTTCTGTATCATCTATTTCAACACCAACTTTCTGTTGCCCCTTGTCAATGTATAATGTTCTTTTCTCGTCATCTACAAAACATCTTACGAAAGCAATGGGGTCAGATGAAAATCCAAAGTCTAGACCTTGATAGAATGCAGTCTCATCTGGTGCTTCGAAACTGTCTATTCTGAATTTACCCTTGAACACAACAGCATCCGTAATAGTTAATAGTTCACCTTCCCAGACGTGTAGATATTTGTCATAGTCATGATGCTTGTCGTAAGCTCTTTCAGCTATTGATTTGTCACTTGTAAACGGATTGTCTCTGAACGTAACTGCTTTAACAAATGAATTGGGCATCCTGTTCTCAACAAATTTAGTCCAGACAGGATCACTGCCTTGGTATGGGTTAAAGCTAATCCAGATCTCGCAACCTTGCTTACGAATAGTTGGTAAGAGTATTTCCCACGAGTCTGCCGATACTGTAGATGCTTCTTCTACCCAGCATATGTCTACGTTATTAGTAGACTTGATATTA